CAGTGTGTTCTTTTCATGTATGAAGTTAAATAAAACCGGCTTTAATTCAAGAAAATAGTTTAGCCACTCTTTAGAAGCCCTTAAAAATGTCTGTTTTATGTGTAAAACCTTGTCAGTTCCCATCATCCAGATGACTCCCACCTCTTTTTGAGGGCATAAACCAAACAAGGCAATAGGTTCCCCGTAAAGACAGATTGTATAACAGGGATTACTCAACCAAACGCTGTTCATTAACGCAACATCCGGAGAGGACGGGCTATTGGCTTTTAATTCAAGCAAATCAGCCTTACGAAGTCTGGATGCAATATATTTAACATCCGACATCCGTGTTTTACGGACAATCGCCCCATTCTTATAACTAGCCAATACGCTTTGATCTTGCACTATAAAGGGCTTCCCATTCAAGTCCCAATAAACAACAATTAAAAACAGAATTATTTAAAATCATAACTTTTACTTCATTTGATTTGCAATAAACAGGAAATAAAAATGATCCAGAATCGCTTTTTATAACATCTAAATTTGTAGAGCTAACTCCTAAATAATTAGGAATAAAATTATACAAATATGTGTAATTATAGCTGTCTCTAAATTGCGGAGACACAACAATTTGAAAAAATCTACTTTTATTAAAAGATAAAATTCCGTTTTTAATTTGAAGCCGTCCGTCTATAACCGAGGATTCCCCTTTTCCAGCTTTTGCTTTTAAATTTGCATTAGAAAGCTCATAAACAAACGGAAAAGGTAAACTTAAATTAACATAATTTCCGATTGAATTTGGAGTTTGTTCTTTAATTAAAAGTTTAGTATGATCCACATATTTTATGCTTCCTGAAACTGGGGCAGATATAGAATTACTTAAATTGTAATAAACATAATAAGTATCATATACTTTATTATCTAAAGTTATTAACTTATAGGGGGTTTTATTATACAATAATCCAGTAGTTCCAAAATCATTTAAATTAAAATTTTCTGTTGAATCGTAGCAATAATATTTAAAATCTAACCGAACAGCAGGATAATTAACTCTTATTGATTGATTTACGCTACTATGAAAAGTAATTTTAAAATAAAAAGCTTTCTCCCCACTTAAATCAGATTTTAAAGTTAAAGGAGAAAAATTTAAATTACTTAATGTTGAATAAGTAGTGTTAGAATTTATAACTGAAGTAGCAATACTTTTGTAATCAACTCCGTCTTGGGAATACCACAATGTAACATTAATTGTTGAGCCAGCAGTTGTTGTTTGTAATCCGTCACTTAAAATGTTTGTTAAATATAAATTTATATTTTTATTTAAAATAAATTTTAAATCTATTGTTTGTTTTAAAGATAAGGCTTGTTCAGCCGAAGTTGCTAAAGTTGTTGTTCCAGTAAGTAAAGAATTACCACTATTAAAACTAAAACCAGAGCCAATAGTTAAACTAGATTTTATTGAAAAATCATTATTATAAAAATTATTTTTTATTTCAGTTCCAAATTTATTAGAATTTAAATACCCAGTTGTAAATGTTTTAGTTAAATTTGGAGAAAACGGAACAAGATAATTTGAATCCGTAAGATTAACAATAGTAAAATTACCATCTGCATTAGAAAAAGAAGAAGTAGTTACATTAATATTTTTTAAAAAATCTGTTTTTAAATTTGTTATATTTTCTTCTAAATTTAAATTTAACAAAATATATTTAGTTTCGTAATGAACATAAAATGCTCCAGAAAGCAAATTTGTATTTGTTTGTTTTACAAATAAATAAAAATTGTTTTTTTCAAACCAGCAATTTATAATTTCAGTGTTTTTTGGTAAAGACCATTTAGACCAAGAAGATTGTAATTTTTCGTCTCCGGAATAAAAATATTTATAAACAAACAATTCATTTGGAGACGAACTGCTTTTACAAAAAATAAAATCGTAATTAGTATTTATATATATATTTGTGATATTTGCTGGTATGTAATTAGGAATGTTGGCTGTAATATCTACTCCGTCCAAAAGAATAGTATTTGGATTTATAAAATATTCGTAAACAGAAGAATAACTTGTTTCGTTTGTTGAAAAATATATTTTATTTTTAACTGCAACCGGAGTGCAAGTTGAAGAAACAGGAAAAAATGTGCTAACTTGTAAAGATGCAGATTTTGAAGTTAATTCTCCTTCTGATTGAAGGGAAAATTGAATATTATCTGCAAACAAAACAACTCGATCATAAAAAGGAATTGCATAATTTAATGTTCCAACTTTGCTTGAACTAGATGTTAAAAGAATTGGGTCAGAATCTAAAACTTGACTTACAGAAGTTCTAAAAAAATTAAAAAATTCAGAAGATTCACTTAAGCAAACATTTTCTCCTGAAAGAAACCCAAGTCTATTTTTATAGAAAAATAAATTGTTAATAGTGTTATTAACAAAATAAGGGTCTTTATTTGTTTCTGAATCCCCAACATTTCTTTCTCCCCAGCTTGGGCAAATAAATTGTTTAGTTCCTCCTTCTCCCAAAGAATAAGTAGCAGTATGACCATCAATAGGTGTAAATAAAAAAGTATCTGTGCTTAATTTTACAACAGCGTGAGGCATTGTAGAAGAATTAAGTTTATATTTAATAGAAGGAGCAACTGATTCATTCCAAGTTCCTTCATTGACAGCAAAAATTCCTAAAGGACTAGAACTAGAAGAACCCCCAATATATTCCGTTGAACCTGTTGAATTACTTTGATGTTCTACATAATATTCGTCACCTTGTTCTTCTGGAAGACCAATAATTGAAGTTTTAAACTTATGAGGAGCAACAACAGGTAAATCAGAAAAACTTTGAACATTATTTTTTAAACTATAAAATAAAGTTCCAGAATAGCCATCTTCCACAATAATTTTAAAATTTTGGGTAGGGTGTTGAATACACACAATATAACCAGAAGATACAATAGTTCCCCCTGTCCAGCCCGATCCAGCAACTACACCGCTATTTAATTTTGTTGCAATAGAGTTTGCTATAACGCTAGGAGTTCCTCCTAAAGAGGCACTATCTGGATTCCATTCCGTGCTGTTTCCTGTTGCACTGGCATAAATAGCTCCTGTTGTTGAATTTACAATTTTTGCAGACCAATTTATTTCACCGCTTGGCCTTTGTCTGTTATTTCCGGTATATCCTGTTTTTACAACAATTAATCCTTGATAAACTTCAGTTCCAGCATTTAGCTGAGTTGTTGCTCTTTTAGTAAGAGTGTTGTCCATACTTACATTTGTTTTTGTATTCAGTAAAAAAGTAAAATCCCCTATTGAAATATTTTTGTAAACACTTGAATCCACATATCCATTTAAAAAATTTACAAAAGCTGTCTTATTTCCGTTTCTATAAATTACATATTTTGAATTTCCGTTTTTATCAAAAACTTTTAAATTAAAATTATACAATTCTTCGCCTTCATTATTATATCCATACACAAATCTAGTTAAACATCCCAAATATTTTTCTGATTCAGAAATATCAATGGTAAATGAATAAAAAACTTCTTCTTGCGGATAAACAAGTTTTCCGCTATTTGTTCCGTCAAAATTATATGGATAACTGGCAGTTGATTGTGTAGAGCCGTCAGCAAATGTTATTGGTGTGGTTTGATTAAAGTTTAAAGTAGCAATATAATTTGTAGAATATCTTTTGTTTAAACCATCAACAACACTGGAAAGACCATTAATTTGTTCTACTGCTTGGGATGTTAATTTTAAGCCATCTGCTTGTTGAGATATTCCAGAAATTAAATTCGGAACAGACGATCTAATTAAATTAGATGATGTTGAGGCCATTTATTTAAACCAAATAACGCCTGTGGGCGATTACTTTAGCAACATCGTAATTATTGAAAATATTATGGTCGGCTGTCTCATCCTCGGAATCTTGCAAAGCCATCAAAGCGGTTGTTTCCTCCTCCGCACTGAAAGCAGAGCCAGTAGAATCCCCAATCATCCTTTGTTGAAAAAGTCTTGCGGAACGCACCACAATGTAATAACGGGCTTGCTCCGGAAGGTCGGTGAAGGGAAGCAGGTAAACCAGCTCACCCTTTAAATTCTTTGAGAAAATAAAGGTTTTGTTCTTTTTGTCGTAAAGCCTGTTGCCTCTTTGGACAACTTCAACATCTGGATACTCTTGACGGCTGACATCCACCCGAACCACATTGTTTGCCAAAACTATCTCATTTGACCCGTTGCGGGTAAGGGTTACTTCCTTTTCCGTGTTCCAATTCCAACCCTTAATCTGTGTTGCACGATCCACTTCGCCTAAAATAAGCTGGGCAATCCGTGTATCTGCCGTGCTTGAATTGACTGAATTAACAGGAGACTCACCGATTGTGGTGAGCATCGTGTTGATTGCGTCTAGCTCGGTGGATGCAATAACGGGCATAAAACCAATTTAGAC